TTTGAGCAAGTGAAATATGACCAGCATAAAAAGATTGTTGATTATTTTTAAAACTATCAATTTCAAGATCACCAAGCCAGTTTACTTGTTCAGCAATAGGTGTAAAATAAGACGTAAAAGTATTCTCACCAAATGGTACAAATGTAAAATGTTTATGTGCATCATATATATCTGTCAATTTATTGTATGTAGCTGTATTTATAGATGTTAAAGCTATTTGAGTACGGAATTTTTGTGATATATTAATAGATATCATCCCGCCGTCTGCCATTTCTTGTTCTATTCCTTTTTTGTATTTAATTGGATTATAATCTGACATATCAGGATTAGTATTTAGTTCAACTTTAAGATCACCAATAATCAATTCACCTAATCTTTTCTGACTATCAGCAGCAATTGTATCCCATACATTTATATCAATGGAATTTACACTAGTAGATCCAAGAATATAATATGTATTAGAATTAGCATTAGTTGTTACTGATAAACCAGGTGTAAATTGATTAGCTGTATCACTATTATATATAATGTTAAATGCTTTAAAATTATGATTCATAAGTGCTATACGAGATACCATAGTTGCACTACCAGGAACCCATGAAATTGTCGCTGTAGTCCCATCTGAACCTTGCCCTACTGATTCCCACGCAAGATTATTTTTCATATCAAATAAATTAGATGCACTATTAGAACCTGAACTAACAGGTAATTGTGTTGACGATTGAACTAAGTTTTTCGTTAGAAATTCAAATCTTTTTCTTGCCATTTTTCTTTTCCTTTGGTGTATTGATCATCTGATAAAATTCTTCTTTTTTCAAATGTCCTTTTTTATCTTGAAATTTATTATTTCGTTTTTTACTCATTTTAGTACCTCATATTAACTTAATTTTTGTCCTTGTCTTTTAAGTTTAACTAATTCATTATCAATCATTTTAGCAAACTGTTTAGCTTGCGCTTGATTACCCATAACTGGTCCATTGAAATTTATTGTTATACTACCGCCACCAGATCTACCACCACCACTACCTCGTAACGGTGTAAATGTAGCTTGTTCTGGTCCTTTTTCACCGAAAATAGCTAATGATGGTTTTCTAGCTATCATTGTTCCACCAGTTGCAAATTTAGGGACTTGTGCTAATATATTAGTCACATCAGCACTTTTAATTAAATCAGAATGAGACGGATCTCGTACTAATGCATCTTCAACATTACGCTTAAATCTAATTAAAGCATCTTGAATATCTTCAGCTTTATCCTCATTAAATTCTGTTGTACGATCACTATCATCTGCAATTTTTCTATTAGTATTTAAATTTATATCTTCTAATTTTCGATTATGATCATCAACTAAATCAATAGCTTTATCTCGTGCATCTTGATCTTTATCTCGTGCATCTTGATCTTTATCAGCTGCTTTTTTTGATATTGTTTCAGCATCAGCTGCTGCTTTTTTTGATGCTTTTTCAGCATCAGCTGCTGCTTTTTTTGATGCTTTTTCAGCATTAGACGCGGCTCTTGCCGTTACTACATTTGCTTGTATCGTTGATTTTTGATTTAATATATTAGTTACATCAGCACTTTTAATTAAACCAGCCCCGGACGAATCAAATCTTTTTAATGTATCGTTAACATCACGTTCAAAATCAATTATTGCATCTTCAATAGCTATAGCTTTATCTTCTTCAAATTCTTTTGTTTTACTACTATCATCTATGATTTTTCTATTAGTATTTAAATTTATATCTTCTAATTTTCGATTATGATCATCAACTAAATCAATAGCTTTATCTCGTGCATCTTGATCTTTATCAGCTTCTTTAGCCGCTGCATCAGCTTCTTTAGCCGCTGCATCAGTTTGTATTTTTAATTTTGTCGCTGCATCAGCTGCAATTTTATCATCAGTTGCTTTTTTATCAGTTGCCGCTTTAGCTGCATTATCAACTATTTCTTTATTAATACTAGTTACATCACCATCTAAACTTACTCGTTCAGATAATGCTTTTAAGGCACCTAATGCTTGTTCCCCTGATTTAAATTGTTGTAATGTTCCCAGTTGTGCATTTATTTGATTTTGTAAATTAGTAATATTACTTAATCTTAGTCTTTCATCAGCCCTTGCTTGACCACCTTCAACACCATCAGCATCTAAACCTGTAATTACTTTGCCTCGTTCAGTCGCTAATTGACTTTGTAAACTATGAATAGCTGCTGTTTGAGCATTAACTGAATTAGTAAAAGTTTGTTCTTCTTTTTTGTTTACTTGTATTAATTCTTCAATTTTTGCTTTTAAAGCTGTTTCAATTGTTTGATTACCAGTAAGACCTAATCTAGCTTGAACTTCTTGTGGAAGACGTCCTTGAATACCTATTTGATCACGTAATTTTTCTAGTATATTTATTTGCTCTTCAACAATATTTCTTTTTTTACCAATGTCTTCTATTGCTTTTTTAGTATTTTTGACCATCTCGTCAAATGATTCTTCAGCTTGTTCCGCAACGGTTTTAACTGGTTTACTACCGAATACACCCGTAATAATAGCTAATATACCTTGAGTGATTATTCCACCCATAACACCAGAAACAAAAGCACCAGTACTAGCACCAAATGCTGCTGTTAATGATTTTTGTAATGTATCAGTAATACCACCAGTTCCACTTACGGCCATCTCTGTAGCTGCACCTAAACCTTCTTGTAAATCAGTTCCAAATGTTTCACCTAAATCTTGTAAATCCTCAAGATGTTTTTCAAATAATCCTTTTTGTTTTTCTAATTCTTCATATGTTAATTGTGTTATATCTTTTTCTTGATTTTTTAACCAATCATAAAAACCAATTTGAACTCCATTTTTAGTTTCATTTATAAATTTATTCCATTCTTTATTTTGATCTTCTAATGAGTTTTTCAAATCAGTTGCTTCTTGTTGTTTTAATTGTTTAAAAATATCTGATCCTTCTTGCTCGGCTATTTTTCTATCTTCAATACGTTGTAATTCATCTTTGACAATAAGTTTAAATTTAGATGATAAATCTTTTCTAGTTGATAATTCATCCCATAAATTATCAAGTATATCTTGATTATTATTTATTACAGTAGTTAAATGATTAATTTTTTGTGTGGCAAGAAATTTAGATATTCTTCCACCTTCTATTTCAGTTTTCATTAAATCATCAAGATGATCTTGAATAATAGTATAACTTCGTGTATATTGTTTTTCTAATTTTTTAGTACTTACTTTTAATGGATTAATTACTTGATCAATAAAATCTAAACCAATACTTATCATTGGTTCAAAAAAGCCTACTGTTGCCTTAGATAATACATTTATATTGTTTGAAAAAATTCTAAATTTAGCTGATAATGTTTTTAATTGTTTTTCTAATGCTTTTGTTGTTGCGCCTGTAGATTTACTCATTTTTTCTTGAGTATTTTTTAATTTGCCAAAATTATTTGTTGATAAAGCTAAAACTGCATTTATAGCTTCCATTCGTCCAAATAATGTTCCCATAGTAGTTACATTACCCTTTGTTTTTTCAACAACTTCTTCTAAAAATGGAACTAATTTTTTAGCATTTAAAGCTTGAGCGCTAAATGAAAAACCTAGATCATTACCTAATTTTGTTGCTTCTTTTGATGGACTAATTATTGCATTCATAACACCACGCATTCCCGTTACTGCTTGTTCTGTACTACCAAGAATGGTGGTTAATGAAGCTGTAGACGCAAACATATCATCTATAGATACACCAGCGGCTCTTGTAAGTGGTGCTAAACGACCAATAGAACTTGATAATCCAGCAATTGTTGTTTTTCCTTCAACTTGTGCCTGAAAGAATTTATCTGAAATTTCTTCAGCATCTTCAGCTTCTAATCCATATGCATTTATAACATTTGTCAAACCATCGACTGCGGTTTTCGTATTTGTGACACCAGCTACGGCGAGTTTTGCAGAAGTTTCTAAGAATTTTGATGCTTTATCATATTGAACACCTGCCGATATAACATCAAATAATGAATTAGCTAAATCTTGAGCTGTTTGTGGTAATTCTGTACTTATTTTTAGTACATCTTTAGATAATGTTTTTACTTGTTCATCTGTAGCACCAAAAAGATTTCCTACATCAACCATTTTAGATTCAAATGCAGCAAAATCTTTTATAGCTAACCCTACCGCAGCACTCAAAGCTACCCAAGATAATTTGGATGATAATACTTCTTTACCAAGCTTAGTTATTTTAGATCCAATTGATTTTACACCAGTTGAAGCTTTATCTATTAATTTGACTGTTAAAGTTAAATCTTTATTACTTGCCATTTTTGATTCTCAGTTTATAAAAAGGAATAAAAAATTCTTGGAGTTTCGTTTTGCGTAATTTACAATAGTTATAAATAAATAAAAGTATATAAAGTGATAGAAAATAAATTAGACAATAAAATGGAGTAAGAAAAAAATATAATAGTATTCCGATCCCTATTAAAGGTAATCGGAATACTATATATTTAAGTAAAAACAAAAAAATAGCCATAAAATGACCTTAATTAATAGTTACTGCTGCTGTGCTATTTAATGCTTCTACTCGTACGTGATAAGCTGCATTAGAACCATAATAAGCTTTAAATGCTATAGGTTGAATCATTTGACCTAATCCATTAGGTTCCGCTGTTTCACCTGTAAAAATAACCTCTGGTAATTTGAATTTAATATAATGGTTTGTACCACTAGTGGCTAATACTGATTGCAATTCTATTTCTAATGCCAAGGCTGTTTTTGACATAAACGCATTATAAAGAGCATCGTCACCTTCATAAATTACATTAAAATTGCCTGTAATTTCACGCTTACCATTAGTAAAATTCATAACAGTATTAGTCCCAAGTTCACGATTTTCTTCTACATTATTAGCAAAAGAAAGAGAAAAATCTTTTGTCGCTAAAGTAGATACTACTGTTATAGTTGCACCAGCTTTAAAAATTGCTTTGTTATATTGAATTGGTGTTTCAAATGATAATGCTAAAGTTGGACTAGTATTTAAAGCCGCACCTTGTTCACTAAAACGTAAATTCCATGTTTCTTTTGGTACTGAACCAGCAGCTACATCTAAACTATAACTATCAATTACACCATTACACCAGTTCCGTGAAGTTGTACTTGCTGCTCCTCTACTTGTCATAAATTGAAGTCTAGTACACGATAAAACATCGTCACCTTCATAAAAAGTATGTAAAAATGTTCCTGATCCTGGAGATGCAGTTGTTAAACTACCAGTAACTAAATATTCATATAATCCCAAACCATTAATTGTATCAATTGATCGAGTAAATGATCCATTACAAGTTACATCACCTTCAACACTTCTACGTGGTGCTCTGTCTTGAATTAGTTCATCTATATCTTCTTGTGGTGCTTCTCGTTTAAAACTAAAAGAATCAACAAAAAGAAACTCTGCTGGCCCAGTGCTTGAGACTTCTGTAGTTAATGAACTTTCAAAAAAACCGATTATGGAATCTCTTCCATGCTGAATATTACAACTCATTTATTTTTCCTCCTTATTAACAATTTCAACTTCTTTTTTAATTTCTTTTTTTGTTTCTTTTTTAACTTCCTTCTTTGGAATTAAAACAAATTTTTTCGTTTCTAATAAACCATCAATAATAACTGGATCTTCAAGTTCAATGATTTTTCCTGGTGTAACCTCTATACTTATTTTTTTTGCTCTTGTTCTAAGATAATGTTGATCTTCTAAACCAATATATTTTAATTGTTCCATATTTTTATTTTCCTTCCGTTTTCTAAAATTCCGTTTCCTGTACAATTGAACCAAGAAACATTAAAATTTGTAGTTGAATATATAATATAATCGTCTAACCATTTTGAACTGAAACTCATATTAGTACTTGCCCATACAAGTTCAGGTTTTTTTTCATTATTATTAATTAATCTCATTTGACCTAAATAAAACTTTTTATCAGGATCATTTGTACCATAATATTTTTTTTTCGTTTCCCAGCAATAATCATATGCAAATAGGTAAAATTCTTTACAACCAAATATTTGACAAGCCATAACACATAAACTATTACCAACATTTGACGCTGCCGGTATTACATCACGATATTTTATAAATTTACTAAAATATTCATGAGTTTTAATATTATCTTTATTCAAATACCAAACGATTTTTTTATTACCTGCGATTTCTGACCATTTTTTTGACCAACCAGGTGAACCGTATACATTAGATATTAATAATGATTTTTTAATTGCATTAGAATCAACACCGTCTAACCATTGTTCTGAACTTACTGTACCATCGGCAATAATACAGAAATCAGGTTGAATACTGCATTCATTAACAAGTGGTCTAAATGCTTTATCCACACAACCAATAACTACATTTGGATTATTGAAATATTTACTTTTTTTATATTCTTCTACATTTCTTTTAAAAGACGGACCATAACTAAATAGAAATGCTTTTTTATTTTTATATATATTAAGAAAATCAGCGTGACTAGTTTCTATACGATTTTTATTTTCAGCTATATTATTTAGCCATAACTGTTTCCATTTATTGAACGCTAATTTTGATTGTTCTTGAACTTCATTATAATTTAATGTCATAATATTTTTTCCTTTTTCTTTTTAACCTGTAACATAATTAACTGTTTCTAAGTTAATCAAACCATTTTTTTGCCATTGACCATTATCTTGTGCTGCTACATTCCCAAAATCTGCACCTGTAATAAATGCATCATCAAAAGTTCCTGATAATGTAGGATCATCTCTAAATGCATTTTCTACATTAGTAACTAACAATCTCATTTCTTGATATACTGACTCAGGAAATTTTGCCATAAGTTGAATATGACATCCTATTTCAAATTGACATGTAGATGTTCTTCTAGCAGCGGCACCTCCAATTTCATCTATTACTTCTTCGTGACTAATTAAATCTACTGATAAAGCAGGGAATCGTTTAGTCCAAAGTACATATTCCTCAGGTCTAAATTCTTGAATTGTTGTTATTGAAGTTACTAATCCATTGTCAATAGTAGTTGAATTGGCTTTAAGATAATTTAATATCCCAGTTGTTAATGAATTATAATTAAGATTAATTCCCATTTTAACTAGCCCACTTTTTTCCTATAGTATCCAGAATAGTATTTTCAATTAACTTAACTGTTTTTGGTTCTAAATACATGAATTCACGTTGTGGCATAGTCACAGCATGACCTTTTCCCGTTTTACCACCAAAGTTATGTATAGCAGCATATTTAGTTTTATTACTAGTTTTTGGTCCCCATTGAGCTATTACATTAGCTTCATTTTTGTCTGATTCTGGCATCAACGATTGACGTAATAAACCTGTATCACCAGAAAGAATATATGGTGTTGGCCGTTTCATAGCTCGTATCGTAGCTATTTTTTTAGCTTTCCATTTACCGTTAGGTCCTTTTTGTTTATCAAAATGATCAATTACATTTTTGAACATCTGACCACTAATAGTACTCATTAAACCAGTAGTATCTTTTATTGTTTTTGATAATTGATTTAATGCATTTCTTAATGATTTATCATTAATAGTAATATCAACAGATGATTTAGCCATATGCATCTCTCCCATCAGAAATATCATCTAGTCGTTCAGTACTTACATTCCAATTAAACTCTGAATCTAAATCAAAGGTAGGTGCATATTTATCTGTACTAATATAATATTTAGCATTAAGATCTCTAAATGGTACTTTTTCATTATTGTCATCGTATAAAATGACATTACCATCAACTATATCTTTTAATAGTGCTAATGATTGTTCATAACGTTGAGTTATAGCATCGCTATTTTGAACGTCTCTATTAAGATTAGTTAACCATCGATAAATATCATAAGTAGCAATATCTTCTACTACAGTAGTGACCAATGGTGTAGATGTAAGAGGAATATTATACTTATTAGCTAAATAACCATTAACCAAACTTGAAGCACGAGTCTCTGCTTTTTCAACTGTGTTTTGTGTTATGACACTACTAGATAGACCATAAATTAAATATGATTCACCTGTAGTTGGTAGCCATGCTGTATAAGTCGTGTATTGACCCATTATTAATTCCTTTTATTTCTGCTTTTTCGGACGACCTTTACTACGTGGTTTATTTGTAATTTGTGTTTTCTGTATTAATGAATCTATATCAGTAGTAGGTGTATCATCTTTAGATTCTATTTTTTCAAATACTTTTTCTTTAGATACTGATTTTTTTTCTTTAATTAAGTCTTTAGCCATATCTCTCATTTCTGCTATTTGAGGATCAAATTCAGTATTAATTTCATCTATACGTTTTTCAATTTGATCAGCTTTCTTGATATTTGTTGTTGCTAAATTAATTTTTATATCACGTTTATTTTCTAATTCTTTTTTCTTATTATCTATTGCTCGTTTAATAAATTGTTTTTCCGGTAGAACAGCAGTTTTATTAGTTAATTTAGCTGCATTATCTTTAACATATTTTAAGGCTAATGATTCAGGTAAATCATAAGTTTTCCCTGCTTTAAAATAACCATATATATGATGCTTTTCAAATTTTTTGAATTCAATTTCCATTATTAATTCTCCTCTAAAACTATTTGAGCATTACCGTTTTCCAGTTGTGCTATTATCATTCCTTCTTCTAATTCATAAACTCGACCTGGTTTAACATTAATTAACCAGCCCCATAAATTTGCTATTTTATCTATTTTATTAAATTTAACTTTTACTTTCATAATTAACTTTTTCTAGCGGACTAGCCGCATATTGATTTATATCTAGGGAGGCAAGAAAAAGGGTTAAAAACTTCCCATCAAAAAATCAATAGCAACTAGCCCTAATAAACACTATGAATGTGCGTCTGAAATAAGATAACCTGACAAAGATTGAACTACATTTACGGAGTACATCCATTGTAGTTGAATAATATCAGAATCAATTTCATCATCCCTCCATCGTTTTGTACGAGGACGAGAATCGCCGAAAATACCACTGAAAGTTGCGCCTAAATTGGCTGATTTGATTTTAGGTGGTGCATTATGAAAATAAACCAACCTTGTATCCATCATCCAACTTGTAGTCGCACTAAGTCCTTCAGAAGTTGATCTATAAATACCTTTTGCTACGTAAACCTTATCAACACCAAGAACAGTCGCTAGAATATCCTCAGTTATGATCCCACGCTCAGACCACTTGACCCTGTCAAGAATATCAGCATGTCTCGCGAGTATGTTTTTAGTAGACTCACCCATTAATACGCCATTAGTCATTTGACCAGTAGCTTTCATAATAGTTTCTTTTGCTGTATCTGCATCGTCAATTGGAGTTGAAGTTGTCGTATTTACATCATATTGACCTGTACCTGCTGTCAAAGAAAGTGCATTTACACTTATAGCTGTAATAGTCAAAAAAGTCTTAGCTATTACATTTTCACGTTCTCTTAAAAGAATCCCTGAAATTTCTTCAATAGCATCTAATTCTGGGTTTACTGCTGGATCGGCATTTGCACGATCACGATCACTAACGGCGATTGATACTGCATGTTCATTCATGATATATGAACTAGAAGTCAAATCAGTATAATCTACACGTTTAGCAGGTGATTTATCTGCTCTAGTAGTATCATAAAGTCGAAACTGTTGATCTACAGAATAAACATAATATTTATCTGTTTCTTTTGCCACGCTCTTTTGAGGTGCAAGTGCATTTCCCATTACAAAAACACTATCATCTTGTAAACATTTTATCGAAAAATCATCTAAAGCTCTCGCTATATGACGAGTATTTGCTGTTGTCAATTTAATCTACCTCCTTTCGTTACATTGCTTCTTGTCTTTGATTAACAAAGACTGATATTACTTGTGATGCGACAGCACTCTGAAGTGCAATGCCTGATATCCAAGTTAGTGAAATAGTATTCGCTGTTGCACTAACAAAAGTAGTCGCTGAACCTGGTAAAGTTGCATATCCAGTTGCTGTGTTATTAGCACCAGCAAAAATAAATTCCATACCTGCACTAATAGTAACAGCAGATCGAATTTTAGTTTCTCCCCATATACAAACTCTACAAGCTGCGCCAGTTCCAGACGCTCTAATATTCTCCAAAACTCCACCGAAAAAACCGGATGTAGTTGATGCAGGTAATCCGCAAGTTTCACTATCATAAATCCTTACGGCTAGATTAAGATAAGATGTTAAATCTTGATTAGAAGTCAAATTTCTAACAACTTTTTGAGATCCTGATTCGGGTGCATTAGTCATTTAAGTTTCCTCCTCTCTATAAGTTATTATCTCTAATTGAGATTTGACGCATTAACTCTGCTGATACACGTTTATATACGTTTTTATCAGACATTAAGTCTTTTTCAGCTATGCCCTTTTTAGCGGCAAATACTTTCACATTATTTTCCCAATTTTCACCAGTTGGTGCATTGGAAGTTTCTACAGAAAACAACTTTCTATCAGGTAGCATTTCAAGAAATTGCTTGAATACATTTAGAATAGTTTCTTCTTTTTTAATATCGAATTCACTATAAGAAAATTCTACTTTTTGATCATTCCCCAAATTAAAAAGAATAGTATCAATTACATCTTTTTCAGCTGGGATAATTTTATTATCAATAATCAATTTTTCCGAAAACGTTTTTAATTCTTCTTTACGTCTTTTTTCTGATTCATCTTTAAATCTTGCTATTTCTTCTTTATGCTCCAAAGCCACACGACTATTTTCTTTAATAGTTTCAACGACTTTATCTATTCCTTCTCCCTTAAATTGAGATACTAACTTATTTAATTCGTCTATTTCTTCTTTAGAAAAGTTTTTTAATTCTTCAGGCACGTTGTCTACCTCCTCTCGGTTTATATCATCAAACGTTATTGTAAGATAATCTATTTCGTCTATCTGCTCGGAAAAACTTTTTCCGTACAAAAATCTTCCCGCATCACGTAAATTCGAAGCTGGCATTGTCATACCTAATAGTGCAATAGCCCTTAAAAATTTACCTACATTTTCGCCTGATGCAGCATCTTTAAAATTTTCAATTACTTCAATTGATCGATTTTTAAACCCTTTCAATTTAATGAATTTAAAAATTGTTTCAGGTAAATCAACAAAATCAGCAAAAATAGATTGTCCTTTTTTTACTACATTAATCATCCAACCAGCAGCCGGAGCACCGTCTTTAAACTTATGACTATGCCCAATTTTTATGGGTAGTGCAAAATCAGGATTTTCTTTAGATTTTCTATTGAAATTCTTTTCCATCTCGGCAAGATCACCTTCAGTAAATGTACCTTGCTCATATTTACCGGACTTAAAAATTTCTACGTTTTTTATAGAGTAAAGTATTGTTTCTTCTTTAGGTTCTTTATTTTGAGCCATTTCTTTAGGCTTTTCTTCTGGTTTTTCTTCTGGCGTTACAGGTACATCTTTTTTTGGTACCTCTTTTGACTCAACTGGAACCTCTTTTATTTCTTCTTTAGGTTTTTCTTCTTGAAATTTAGGATCCACATGTTTCTCAAATTTAGGACTATTATCCTTATCAGAAAAATCATCTACGATTTCTGTAATCATATCTGGCACGTATAGCACCTCCTATTCATCTATAGATTTAATTTGGAAATTTTTGTTCGGTAAATTTGAAAAACCTAGAAAGTAAGCTTGATCTTATTTTAGATCAATGTTATATTAAATTTTCTTGTTCTAATATATCCAAAACATAAAACTCTAAAGCTTGATTTTCAAAATAAGCTCTTTGATCTTTAGGATATATGAACAACCATTTTCTGGTATTTTGAAATGGTGCATACATTAGTACCCATCGTCCTTCTTTTATTGTACCATTTTTTACATTGTTTATAAAATATTCATGAAAGTGTCGTTTTTGAAATCCATATTCTAATGTAAATTCATCAATAATCTCTTCTTCTTTGAACTTAAATTCCACTATTGGCCGTAATGAACAACTTATATGATTTTGATTATCATTAGTATCAATTTTTGGTATTTCAATGGTTATATTAAGTGATTGACCACCAGGTTTCATTTCCCAACGCAAATCGCCATAACCAAAACTATTATGAATATAAATACCATTTACTATTTTTCTTGTTTTCGTTTGTATAAAAGGTAATTCTGGTACAGCATCTATTTTATTCATAATTTAAATCCTTCTTTTAATTCCAATATCCCTATACCAAACATTTTTTTATTCATGTTTTCATACTGATCAGTAAACTCAATAATGTTATAATAATTTTTATATTCACTTTTAATAATGTCATATTGTTTTTTACTAGCTATATTATTACAAATATCATGAATGACTATATAACGTGCTTTTTTATGTACATTTATAAAATCATTTAAAGTTGAACTATGATCGCCATCAATTAAAACTAAATCCCATTTTCTTTGGTTAATTAAACTAATAAAACCCGATCCTCTTGACGTACCTTTATAAAATTTAAAATTCTTATTTTTAATTTGATATAAATCAATATTATCAAACACCTCAATATCACAACCTAAGATACTATCTAATTGACAAAATTTATTCAAATATTCAACAGTTATAATTAATGTACCACCTAATCTAGTACCTATTTCAATATAACTTTTAATATTTTTATCTGATAAATAAACTAAATATTTAGAAAATTGATTAGGCCACTGCCAACTACTCAAACCACCATAATGCAATTCAAGATGTTTTGGATATTGACCATTCTTTTCATATAAACCAAGTTTAGGCAATAAATTATTTTCAAGGTAATCTGAATTCTGTAAATTCTTTTTACATGTCTGTCTAATTTTATTAATTAAATGAGTAAAATCTGACATTATTCTACCCATAATTATTTTATCGCCTTAAAAATTCCGTGTAGAGTTACTGTTCGATTATATTTATCATAAACTGATTTCATATCAACTCTTTTAAATTTACATTTAATATCATATGTATAATTTTGAAGTTCACCAGTAAAATATAAAAATGAATTTTCATTCCAAAAACTTATATGAGTCGGTTCAGCAAAAGCACCACGACCATCAGTAGACGGAACAATAAACTTAAAAAAACAGTTAGGTTTTAATACTCGCCAAACTTCTTCCATTATTTTAATTTTATTTTCTGGTCTTAAATGCTCTAATACATAAGATGCATTAACCACATCTTGAGAATTATCTTCAACAGGAATATTTTCATTTAGATCATGTACTTTATCAGTTATTCCACCATATTTTTTTACATCTATCCCAAAATATAATGGTTTTTTCTTTAACCCACAACCTAGATCAATTCTAGATAAAATCACTTTATTTAATGCTCGATTTTCTAAGTCTTCTTGTTTAAATCGAGTATCCTTTTTAATTATCTGATAAGCATCAAAAATAATCTCTTTATCTAACTGAGCACCTTTTTCTTGCGCTATCCATAAATTATTAAGATATTCTTCAAAAGCAACTATTTCAATATCATTAAAATTAGCTACCATCATAGGATTAATTTCGTCTATTCTTTGAAATTTAAGATCAATAATATCACTTTGGTTAAATTTAACATTTTGCTCTTCCCAAGCATCTCCTTTATTTTCTTTTAACCAATCTTTAGCTGAAGAAAAACTATGATATGCTTTATCGAAAAGAAAACTATGTATCGCCCAATCTAAACCACCCTCTGGTGTACCATAACAAATAGTTACGCCATGATCTGCTGGCACATAACTATAACGTAATGAACCAGGTTTCATTTCTTTGTTATCACGTAAAAATGCTCTTATATAAGTATCAAAATAATCGGTAACTAATTTCATTACCACTCACTTCCTTTCGTACAGGTTTATAAATTGCTTCTTTTATCTGAACCATCCCCACAATAATGCCAATAACTATGGCTACTATAGGTAATATTTTACCAGGTATTTTAACCTTTTCTTTTAAATTAGATATATTATTGTTAAAATCACTAATTATTATAGTCATTTTAACCATTTCAGTAGTGATATTTGTATTAATACTTTTTATATCAGTTTTTATTTCCAATAGTTCATTTTTAACTATCGATTGATATTCTTCTAATTTACCTAATTTAATAAGAATTTCATCTTTTTCCATTTTACTTTTCTATACTTACATTAGTTGATGTCAAAGTAGTTAAATCAACTTTAGTATAAAGATCTTCTACATCTGTATCATAAGTTATTATCGCTTGTTCTCTATTGTATTCATCAGCATATTCTTTAATAAAAACCTTTAATTTATCTTCTAGAGTTGTATTATAACTAATTAATTGATTATTAGCTGAGTCATAAACTTCTTGAGGTACATTTAATTCTATCAATTTATTTGTCATTTACTTTTCCTCCCATTATTTATATTTTTTGCGTTTTTATTTTGTGGATTGCTACACCCTTTACCTTTATTTGATCTCATTCCTTTACCACTTCCATCTTGTTTTGGTACTCCATTTTTATTTGTTAATGACATTTTTTTCTCCTTAAGTTTTATACAATATTATTGTCTTGATTCTTCTCTAGATCCAACACTTACCCGCATTAATTCTAACCCACTTAAATCATCACTTAACAAGATATTTAATTTATCTTCATTTTCAGCTTTCAATAATACTGGTGCAGAAAATTCTATTTTTATACTCACCCAAGAATTAGTTCCATCTGATCCATTTCCTGATATTGTTGCATCACTAAAATTCATTAAATCTGAATGTTGATAAATACTATAACTATTTAATATTTCACCATTATTTATTCTTCTATATAATAAACCGCCAGATAATCTAGAAACATTAAAAAATTTATTGTATGGGATATCCGACATAGTTCCATTAGCTACAGTTCCAGCATAAGCATCAGCATATTGAATCATCATTCTATCCACATATAACCAAGTACCTTTACTAGGTTTTATATCATATTCTATTGTTTCACCTGTCTGTTCAAATTGTATCGTATCTAAATAAAATTTAGGACTTTTACCTTCTGCTGCTGATATTACAACTCTTAATGCATCAAGTGTTGTTTCTTCTTCTATTTCCATATCTGTTAATGGTATTACTATTTTTTGCCATATCTTAGTATTTGTATAATTAAAATAATTCTTTAAATCAACTGTTATACCTAATTGTAAAGTAGTATCTGTATCATAACCATAAAAATTAATTATATCTCCGGCTTTCCAATCTTTATCCACATATACCCATATTGTAATAGCTTTATAAGCTGTACAATCTAAATCCGAACCTTTATCAAATTGAAATACATCTCCAACAGGTGACTTATCAGATTTTACCGCTTGAGCAGTTGCTGGACCATTTACTGCATCGTCTGAATTAAAAGTTGTTATATCCATAGAAATATCTGCAATAACTGTAACTATTGCACCTGTAGCTGAAGCACTTACACCTGCTAAAGAATCTATATATGAAGCTAAATTAGTAGCGGTACCGTCATTATCACCAGCAACTAAAACCCAATCAGCTGCACCACCTTCTATAATAGTAAAAGTAGTCCCACTTACAATAAGAGTATGAACAATACCAGCACAATTATTAGCTGTTACTATTGTAATAATCCCATCTTTTGCGTGTTCATCATCTTTATTAAATGTAGTTTTACCACCACCTACAATATCAGAAGCCGTCCATAATGTTGTATCTATCCCATTATGAACTTGTTCAGGCGTTCCACCAAAAGCTGCATCTTGATTCATATCAACACCATAAGTATCATTAACAAAAAATTTAAGTTTATTAGTGTAACTTTTTAAATCACACGTGGCCACAACTAAAGCATTATTATCACAGTTAGGGATAACTTCTGCTTCGAGATTAGTTAATGGATCAGTAATGTTAAAAGATACGGTCATTAAACATCTATTCCATGATAATTAAAAATAAGCGTTACATAATAAATTGCTGTTGCATCAGTTGCCCACATTGATAATGTTTGATTTTTAGGTATAATTACATCTTGTTCAAAGTTAATAACACTTGATGATCTATCTTGTGTACCTGCAAAAACATATCTCTCTATTTCTGAACCACCTGATAATGTAGCAGTACCACCATCTAAATCTGCACCATATTCAAAGTCACCAGTAGCGATATTTCCACTACCTGCATTTAAATTAGCAGGTAGTGGAAATATCGCTACTGGTGACTTTGAATATGGTGCAGATTTAGATGGTGGT